AGTTCAGTGGTGCCATCAGGCTTTACAAACTCATGAACAGCCTTGACAGCATTGCTACCCAAGGCAGCAGACACAGCAGAACGATTAACATGCCCCTTACGGCTTGCCAATCGTCCTTGCTTGTCAATTACACAGTTCCATGCTTCCAGAGCAAAACCACTCTCCAAAGTAACGCTAGAGTCTTGGTCATTCAGCCCTTTGAAGCCAGGAGCTACTACAGAAAATGGTTGCAATGGTTTGGTCACACAGCACTCCAAGTGATTTCTTCAGGATACTGATTAGCTTCGTTAGCAATGAAATCAGCCATCCGAGATTGATATTCCATAAACGCCCTACTAGCACTTACAGCACCGTCTTCACCTCGTTCTTCTACTGCACGGGCATAAGCACCAAGGTACAGCAATTCCCAAGGGACATAGGGAGTGTCAGCGTTATTCTCTAGTTCACCCTGCGGAGCGACAATGTTGAAGTGAACAACAGTAGCAGCATCAGGGACAGGGTAAAAGTCAACAACAGGATTACCATTGTTGTTATAGCCGTTGATATGGTAATGAGTGATTTCACCAGTTTGTACGGGATCAATCAAAAACCATTCATTCATTTGACTTGAAGTGGCTTGCTTCAAGAAATAGTTGTTGGTATCGTTAATGACATCCAACAACACAAAACCTTGTTCAACATCAGGGATGCTGTAACGGAAGACACCGGGGGTGGTGTTGACAGTGGAAGTGCCACGGAGATGTTGCCATCCCCAAGCCTTCTCAACCTCACTCTTCGTGGTGTTAACAAGCTGACCAATCAACTTGCTGTATTTCGTCTGTTCTACAGAACTTACTTCTGTCTCTCGCAGACGACGCAGGACTTTGTTAACAATTTGTAGATAGTTCATTAGGACACCACCTCAAACAACACTTCATCCCCTGCTTCAAGCCCAACAACAAAGATAACACTAGTGCTACTTGCTTCAGCGTAGTCAGGAGGGTAGTAACGCAATCCGTTCACATAAACACGCAGGGCATTACTAGCCACTGCATAAGTAATAGTGGAGAGACTAAATACCGTCTGTCCCGCCAAAGCAGTCTGAGATTCACGAATAGTTCCAGACTGGTTAACAATTTCACCGCGATAGAGGGTCACTTAGTCTCTCCTTTGTTATCTTAGCACATGCCCTTGCTAGTCTTCTTGCCGGGGCCTTTAGAAGCACCACCTTTAGAAGCCATCGTCGTAGGATTCACCATCCCAGGGCCGGGCATTGCTTTACCACTCTTACCTTGTCCATCATTGGGCGTCTTACGCTTACCTTTTGATACCATCTGCATCATTTACTCCTTGTCTGCTTTACGGTCGATCTTCTGTTCAATCCGCTCTAGGTAACCAATTACTCGATCTTCATGTCGCTGGAAATCTTGTTTGGAGACATAGCTTTCTGGCAAGTGTCTTTCAAGATTGTTCAGGTCATCTTTCAGCTTTTGAACAGCATTCCAAATTGTCTTACCAAGCCATCCGAACACCGCTGCCAAGATTGCACCAAGAAAGTTGAAGTAGTCTTGTACGTTATCTGCCATTACTACTCCTTCTTTTTAACTGGTTTCTCCTTAACTGGCACAACGACTTCTTCAAAATCAGGATGATTCCTCAACTCCTTGATTTGTTCTTCGTCAGTGTATTCGTTAACTTGTCCGTCTTTGTATTTGAATTGTGCCATAATGCTAGAAAGAGGGACAACATCTCTGCTGCCCCTCCATCAACTATTACGGGGTCATCAGGGCGAAACCACCGCTGGCAACACCAGCAACGTCACCCTTACGCAGAATCTGCACGCCATACAGCGTATCAGCGGTCAGCAAGTCAGCAAGGTATTCTTGCTTGTATTGCGTCTGCGTACGAACCTTCATTTGCTCAGCCAACACCAAAGCATCTTCTTGGAACATCAGGTTAGCGCGAGCAGCACCCGTAGCCGTTTCAGCCTTGGAGCTAACAAACACTTCCACACCGTACAGGTCACCAATCAAACCGTTACGGATGGTGTTACCACGACCTTGTTCACCAACGCTGTTGAAGATGGTGTAACGATCCAGACCCATCAGCACGTTACGCTGCGAAGGAGCGATAACGAAGTAACGACGATCCATCGGGGTGTCAGCATCGTCCAAACGCTGAATGGTGCGGCGGATAGCAGCGTCAGTCAGGTCAGCAGCGTTAGGGGCACCCGAGGTGTACAGGGTCGTACCGTTCGAGCCGATGAAGGCGGTGGCGTAGGTCAACGCGGTCGTGCCGTTGTTGAACTGACGACCCAGAGCCAACAGCGAAGTGTCAACTTGGTTAGCCAGCGAATAACCCATGTCATCCACGTAGAACCGACGCATCGAAGCCAGAGCCTGAACATCAGCGATGTCTTCAATCAGGCGCGACACTTGCCAGTGTTGGTCAATAGCGACCGTCACCGACAGTTCAGCGTCAGCCGTGATGCTAACAGCCGTAGCAGCGGCTTTCTGCGTTGCCGGAGCGCGGGTAGGCACCGGAATCAGAATCGAATCACCCTTCTTACCAACGTGGTTGATACGACGAACCAGATTCGCCATAACGAGATTCTTCTCGTAGCTGGCAATAATTTCGTCTGACCACAGGTCCGGGACGAAGGTGTTAGCGTTGGCTTTGGTAACAACGGTAGTGCCACTACCAGGATATGCAGCTTGTGCCATATTTTAATCTCCTATAAACAATGAGTATTAGCGGACTCGTTTCTCACGGTACGCTTGCATGATTTCACCCTGCATCTTTTCGTAACGACGAGGGTCTTCTTTCATCAGCCGGATAAGATCGGCCCGACGATAAATTTTCTTTGCAGCCCCTGCACCAGAGCCACTATTCTCAACACCAGCAGCTTTCAGTTGCCGACTACGTTCTTCTTGTTGGTTGTCACCTTTGAAGCCGCTTTGCAGCTTAAAGTTGGTCAACAGTTCGTCCGCAATGTCAGCATCCATTTCGTTGTGCGCTACAGCGTACATCTGCACTCGTGCTTTACTACCCTTGACCCAATCAAGAAACTCAGGGGTGTTGACGAGGGATTGATAGTCACCATGTTTGGCAGACAACGATTTATGGGCTTCTTGTTGCTTAATCTGGTTCTTAAGAGCAACGACTTCTTGAAACTCAGGGGAGCTTTCTACCGCCTTTCGGACAGCAGTTTTAGGGTCTTCAAAGAAATCAACTTCAGGGCTTTCTTCGACCTTCGGTTGTTTGAGTTGTTGCTTGATAAGATCATCTGCCAGCCGTCGCAGTTCAGCAACTTCTTGGCTATGACGACCAATGAGCTTTTCAGCCTCTTGGTGCATCTTAGCAATCTCTTTAGGACTCTTACCCCGATACTTGTCCGGGATTTCATCCTCTTGCTGTTCTACTTGTTGTTGACGAGGTTCTTCAACTTGTTCGTCGTCCAGCGAAGCATACACTTCATCATCTTGCAATTCATTACCGTTAGTCATAACTTTCTCCTGGCAGACTCATTCTGCTTATAGGACATTAAACGCCAGACGGATCAACAGAGCTAGGCCCATGTTCATTCTTCCGCTTATTGGCGACCCTGCTAGCCTCACGATGCACGTTGTTCCACTTAGCATAGGCTCCAGGGAAATCCCCTGTAATGCCTTCTAGGTTACAACGTACAGCAGACACAATGCGAGATGCTAGACTCCCGCAGACAGCACATTCAACCTCTCGTACATCATCTTTGACGAGACGTTCTGTTACGTGGCTGTTGTCACATACAAACTCAAAAATCCTTAAGGCCATTCAAGCACCTCTGCATACGCTTCTTTGTGAAGTTTCTCAAACGAAAGCCAGTAGTTCAATTCTGCTACTCGACCTTTCTTGAAGAGAAAATCCTTTTCGTCTTTACAGTTGGCAATGTCGCTCAGTGGCTCTTTTACCTCTTCTACCTTTTCCATGATGAGTTTCCATCCGGGAGTAGAGAAGGTATCAATCAGTGTTTCGTAATATTGAATCAGTTCTTGTTTGGTTTGCTTGTCCATATAGGGGCATCCTCAATTTAGAATAAAAGCATTATTGCTTCTTCATCTCGTTTCTTCTTGACAGTTTGCTTCTTAATCTCTTCCGCTGCCTCAAAAGCCTTTTGATAACTCTCTTGCTGTGCTTTGTCGTAAAGATTCTTAACAAACGTCAGTTGTTTACGAAGAACAGACAATAGGGTGTCAAGGTCTTCTTCGTTGGGTTTATCGTCACGGACAACCTCAAGGAGAGCCTCTTTAACCTCTTCGTCATTCTCATCTTGGTACAGATACCAAAGTTCATTCTTCAGTGCTTCAAGTCGTTGTTGGCGAAGCTGCCATGGAGACAACCCTCTACCGCCAGGACGAAGCGTTTGTGCATCTCCACTGTAGAGTAGTGAAGCAGCGGCACCGCTGATTACATATTGTCCGGGTTCAGTAAGCAGAATCTTGTTAGGAGTAGACACCTCTAACGAAGCATCAAATCCCGTAACACTGTAACTACCCGGAGTAGTGACTAGAACAGAGCTATACAGCAGGTTTGCACTGCTTCCAGTGATGCTATAGCTACCAGGAGTAGTGTCTAGCAGGAAGCTACTTGCTGGCGTGTAAATCAGGTTAGCAGTGCTACCAGTGATAGAATAACTACCAGCAGTAGTTGTCAGCAACCTCCCTACAACCAAATTGGCAGTGTTCCCTGTGATGGAGTAACTACCTGCTGTAGTGTCCAACAACCTACTGCTATTTAGAGAAGCACTACTGCCCGTTAGGTTGTAGGTTCCAGCAGTGGTTGTTAGGACGTAGTTGGTAGGGCCGCCTCCTGCCGCTAAGTTGTTATGTAGTACAAGAAGCATACCCTACCTTTATGCGTAAAACAGATCGAAGACCACCGCCCCCGCCGTTGTTGCTGTAGCGTCAGTGTCAGCAGAGCCAGTTACAATGGTTCGTCCAATACCCGCACTAAAAGCAATACCAGGGAGGTGAGGAGGACAGTTATTAACACTGTTAGGTGGAATAGCAATTGTCATGAACACACCAGCACCAGCCGTAGGAGCTGATGCGCTGTTGTGCAGCTTGACGTACTGGAAACTTGCCGTGGTGTTAACAGCACTCCATCCCAGCACACGACCAGCAGCGTTCTTAATGTTGGCTGCGTTGGTGGTGGCTGCGCTTACCAAGTGACTGGTAGTGGCTGCACCAGTAGCGTTAGCTCTGACTTGCAAGCCAACGTCACCCACGAGTGCAGTACCAGCGTTAAGGCCAGTAGAGGTAGTAACAGTGTTGTTGATGCTGTTGATGGACTGGTTTACGTGACCAATCAGTTGTTGGAACAACGCAGCCGTAATCGTCGTAGTGCCAGCAGTGGTTGCAGTGGTCAGGCGGACACGACAGTAACGAGCCAACACAGGGGTGTTCCATGTGCCAGCAGCGTTAAACGTAGTGACTTGGTCAGCAGAGCCAATAGACGGACGGAACAGCGAGCCAGCCGTGCCGGTAATGCTTAGATCGTTTGTCCAGAACACCGTGACAACGCCCGTGGTGCCCATACTGGTACAAGTCAAACCAATGCTACGGAACTGAGAGCAATCAATGATAAACAAATCAGTGTTGATTGCAATCACACCAGCTTGGTTGTAGGTTCGCATTTCAACTGGAGAAGTGGCAGCAATAATCTTTTCAGTGTCGGACAGAACACCGATTTCAAGTTTGTTGTGGCTTTTCCCTGTAATGTAATCAACAACGACACTGGTAGTGCTACCTGCCGTACCAGTGTTTTCAATCAATACACCAGAACCAAGGATATCATGAGGCCCCGGCATTGCTCGCGTATGTTCAGCAACCAAGATGTTGTTGACATAGAAGCAGACACGCTCAGTGAGCATTTCAACACGATAATCAATCAACGATGCCGTGGTAAGACCGTTAGGCAGCGTAATCGTCGTCGTTTCAGTTTCTGCTGCCGATGGAGCCACCGTAGGGTTACGGGCACTCTCACAGATAATCGTTGTGTTCGTTGTTCCTTCAGCTTTGAAGCGAGCAAACCACCGAACAGTAGCCCCAAACTCCACAAAACCGAGACGAGTGCTCTGGTTAGCAATACGCTGACTGATAGACAGCCGTGCACGCCACACCATCGGTGCATAGTCAAGCTGACGCCCCAACACTGCACGGGCCCCAGTAGTGGTTCCAGAGGCCAACGTAGCCTGCCCAGAAGCAACCGTAATCGTGGCACCAGCAGCGGTGATAGGCTGCACCAAAGCCCGAGAAGCAGCCCCAGAAGCTCCACCAGGGTACGTATTAGCCAGCGTAAGCTGAGTATCACTGTCCACAGAAGCAATCTGCGTCCAATTACTTTCAGCATCGGCATCCAGCTTAAAGTAATCGTTTAGGTTAGCATCTGAAAGAAGGAAGCCAGTACCAGTGACAGTAGTTCCGCTAACAGTGACACTGCCAATAGACACTGCCAAACTAGTGTTGGCAAAGTTAACACGGAAAGTACCTTCATCCGTAGTTACTGCCCCTCGCGTAACCAAAGCACCGTAATCATCAATGGTGGCTGCACGTTGAGAGGTTTCAGTGGCAGGATGATAGCTAGGCCACGGAGAAACAGGAGTACCTTGGAGCAGCGTAGGCAGAGCATTGGTGTCTGCCACATCGCCGTCATTAGTGCCATCGGCACCATGCACCAACTTAACCCGCTGGAACTTGACGCCGCCAATGTCATCAGTAGCAATTACGTCCCCAAGAGTACCGGGGTTAAGAGTAGTGTTGTCTGCCATGTATTACACCAAAGTGAAGAGAGTACCAGGGGATGCACTGTTGAATTGAATCGTCAGGGTTTCACCAGAAGCCAAAGTCAAGTTGCTACCGTAATCCAGCCAAGCAATAGCAGCATCAGCAGGGGAAGTAGCAGTGTCGTTATACACTACAGCGTATCGGAAAGGCCCAATACCGCCCGCAGTGGCTGTAAACACCACCTGAGTGCCTTGAACAGTGGTTGTACCCGCTGATTCACTCACTGTAATGGTTGTAGCGTTACCCCCAGCCGTGTAGCCGTTTGCAGCAGCAGGGGCAGGGTGATCCGTTACGTTCCACGTGGTCTGAGAAGCCGTAGGAGCAGTGTTAGTAAGGGCTACTTTGAAGGTGTGTGCATCAAAGTCATGAACACCCCGGATAAGTTGCTCACTAAAATCGTTAAACTTGTTCCAAGAACTCGTTGGCATTGCTTAATCCTCCAAATCAGGCTCAGAGCCGATGATATTACCGTTTTCGTCCCTAACAGCCTTGCGTTTGGCTTTCAGAATCTTCTTGATTTCCATATTGTCTGCCATCATGGCTTTCAAAGCCTCTGACATACCAGCAGCATTACGGTTTTCGTTGGCTTCAGTGAGTTTTGCCAGAGTTTGGATCATAACAATGTCTCGATTGCTGTCTTGATCCTTCTCTTTCAAGGCAACTTCAGCCAGTTTTAAGCGATTCTCAAAGTTACGCTGTTGTTCATCCTGCTGACCAAGGTTTTTAGTCATTGCAGCGATGATGTTAGCTTCAGCTTCCTTCACAACCGTCTTGGCTTCTTCCATCGTCTTCAAAGCATCAGCAGTGGTATTCTGAATCTGTGCTTCAATGAGGTCAGCTTCAGCCTTAACCTTGCGCATACCTTCCATTTGCATGGCTTGTTGCATCTGTTGTTGCTCAGGATTGGGCTTCATCATCTGTGCAAGCTGTGCAGCCACTTCTTCTTTGTCAGACAACGAGGAAGTCTTGACGATTTTGGTCATCAAGATAGGCACAATGGGTGAATCAGGCCCCAAAGTAGACAACATACGCAGCAAAGCAGTCTGTTCATACTCACGAGCAATCAATCCCATCCCAGACAACGGAACAAAATTGACATCCATTGCTGGATACCGCTCTGGATCAAACTGCATCTTACGGAACAAGGTCTTGCGAAGTGCAGGAACGAGGAAATCTTCGTTAAAGTTCGTCAGAGTACGCTTGTATTTCTTGATGACACTGGCTGCTGCCATGTCCATACCACCGCCTGCTGCGTCACGACTCGTAGCCGTAGGGGCTCCTGCACTATCAGTAGTACCCGTAGCCATAAGGAGCATACGCTCCATCTCACGCGCAGTAGCAAGGTTGTCATTCTGCGTCATCCCAAACTGCAAAGGTTGCAAGATTTCGCTAGGAGCACCATTAGTAAGGATAGAAGCACCAGGATAAACCTTGAACTTCTGACCACGAGGCATCCGAGTAGCGTCCATAGCCATCATAGGAACGGCTGTAAGGGCCAGAGAATCGAAATGCAGACGCAACTGACCATCGATAGCCAACTGCATGTTGTAAGCCTTCTCAGCCGTACCACGACCCCAGAAGCGACCAGGGACAGTTTCATCCTGGAAAGCCACAACAGGGCGATCTTCCATCATGTACGGGTTACGTTCAGCCTTCAGCAGCGTAGAGCCGTTAGCAATGACGATGATGGCTTCAACGAGTTCAGTGTAGACTTCACTGTCTTCTTCACTGTCGTCAAACAGCTTCTCAACTTCTTCGTCATTACCTTCCAACAAAGCCAGAGGAACCTTACCGTAGTAGGTTAGGAGCTTTGCAGTGTCTTCACGGTATTGAATCTCTTCAATGGTGGGTTGCAACTCATCTTCAATTTGTTCAGCACCTACTTCACCTTCGTAGTAGATACCGTCTTCTTGACCCTTGATGATCTTGTGCAACGACACAGGTTTCTCAATGGCACAACCAAGAGCATCTTCAATCGTGGTGGCGTTGGGGTCAATGATGAAGTTACGAGGATGAACAGGAATCCACGGAACAGACATCCGGACACCCTCTTCAACACCCACCATAGCCCTGCCGGTGCCAGCAATGTCTTGCTGTGCAGGCTTCAAATACTTCTCTTGCTTAACCTGAATCTCAACAATACCAGTGCCGTAGATTTCAGCCAACAGCGTGGCTTGGTCTACAGCTTTGCGATATTTGTCAGTTTTAGCATCTTGCTTGAGGTTGTTCTTGGCTTTTTCAACCAAGAGCGAGGTGTCCTGACCACCGAGCCCTTCTTCAATGTCAAACCACTCCGAGTTACCAAAGATTGCTTCAACAATCTCGCTATGCCGGGTTTCAATGGCTTGTTGCATCGCAGGGGAGATGAGTTTGCTGCGTTCAGTATCACGAACACGCTCAGAGCCATCCCAGATGCCTCGATAAAGACGTTCGTAACTATCCCACAAATCTTCCCAATTTTGATCCCGATGCTCTCGCCAACGATCACAATGCTCTGTGACCCAAGCAACAAGTTCTGGTTTTTCCATTGATATTCCTTTTACATAGGTCAGTACCCAATGATTGCGTTCATGGGTTCAAAGTCGTCTTCATCAGCTTCTTGGAAGTAGTTGCTGATAGCGATTTGGTCGATGTAGCTCAAAGCATCAACTTGGTCATCATGAATACCGGCAGTAGGGAACATCGTAAGTTGTTCAACAAACTCTGTCCAATCCTCATCCTCGTTAAGAGTGATTTTACCGTGTTCAAATCTACCTTGAAGACTCCAAGCAATGCGGTCTTGCTTCTTACGATTACCGTGAGTCAAATCAGTGATGTGACTGTAGGTGTTGTATTGCCTCATTAGATCGTGTAGATAGGGCGCTACTGCGTTTTTAAGAGCACCTTTCTCGATACCCACAGCAATGGGTTGATGATCCTGTATAGCCCTTAATATCTTACCAGCAGTGGCTTTGATGTCCCAACGACCATGAATGATCTTCTTCACCCACCATTCACCAGTATCTGATTGCTTGACAATGGCAATGGCTGATTCATCCAACTTTGCCTTGATGGCTGAAGTGTTCGTCTTACCCACTTCTTCAAATCCAGCCAAGTCAATGGCAATGAGGTATTCACCATACTGAGGTTCTTTACCGTATTGAATCCATTCTTCTTTGAAGATTTCATTGCCCTGGTTGTCAAACGAGGACATGAATTCTTGGTTGAAGGCATGGCTGCTTAGAGTGCGCTTTGCAGCGTCAATCTCTTTAGGATCGATGGTTTCGTTGTCATACGTGGTGAAGTGCCATGCTGCCCACTCTTCATCGTTTCCAGACAACCCTAGCTTGTAGGTGTCGTAGAACCAGTTACGACCATACGGAGTAGAGATGAAGTCAGCCTCCCCTTTCAAGTCAGACAAAGCAGGACGGACAATCTTAGTCCAGACATCCTCTTTCATAAATGCTGCTTCATCAAGAGCAGCATAGTAGAGTTTCAAACCACGTAGAGTGTCAGGGTTATCTGCACCACGAAGAAAGATTTTATTGCCATTGACAAGAGTGAACTCAAGGTTGTTGATGTGAGCACCCTTGATGATTTCTTTGTAGTTGTCGTTAAGGGCATCAAACATGATCTGACGGGCTTGTCCGAGGGTAGGGGCAATGTAGACCACTACAGACCCTTTCGGAGCCTGCAATGCCTTCATAACCAACCTCTTCTGCACGTAGTTGCTCTTACCACAACGACGACCTGCTGCGATTACTTTGAAGCGATGTCCATCATTCCAGACACTCTGTTGCCATTTCAGTAGACGGAAGTTAAGAGTGGTCATTCTTCAGCTTCCATGTCAATTACGTTGTCGTCATTACTCTGACCAACATCCACCATGCCAGTGACATTGATTGTGATTTGAGGACGATTACCTTCTTTGTCTTTCTCAAAAGCAGAAGCAGGAAGAATACGATCTACAGCCATCTTCAATGCTGCCATCTGACCAGGGTGTTCATCGTTGTTAGCAATCTGAATCAATTTATCAATGATCCGATTGGCAGTAGGAGCAGCTAACAAACGGGCTTTGTATTCATTGATGCGGGCTGCATCACCAGGAGGACGACCAACAACACCACGATTACCGGGCTTCTTAGCCTCAACAATCTCCTTCTTTGGACGACCTCTTTTAACTTCTACCCCTTCAGGAGCAATTCGTTTACTCATCGTATTCCTTTCGTCCGGACAATCAATGTTTATCGGACAATCATTAGTTACCAGACAACAAATCCTTTGTTCCAGACAAAAAGAGATTGTCTGCCTACTATGTAGTTAACAATGTTGGTTAACTTCGTGAGGAGGATTAAAGGGTAATAAGTGTTTTACCTTCGATGTCCTAACTCTCAAGTTCGACTACATAGTAGTGTCTCTGTTTCTTCAATGCATTTATTATAGCATACTTTTCCTTTTTTGTCAATAGCATAGTTGTAAATAAACAACACTAGTTCTATTCAGTCCCTACGGAGAGCGTTGTTGCCAACGCAGCGGGGCTACGTAAGACCTTCATCGTTGCTTATACCGCTAATAGCTATGCTGCCCCTGCGGAGGACATTTCAGATTAATGTCTCTTTTTAACCACAGTTATGGAGATTGCTAGTATTATCAATAGGTTAACACAAGATTAACACCACATTACAATGCTACTTTTTCTTGATTTTTACTGTTTTGTAAGTGTTAGAGCCTACACCAAAACTTCACAACAACACCAACCACACCCCCCCCCTATGCAACAACTGCATAACCTTGCACAGCAGCAGCACAGCACACTATAGGTAGCGTAGTCGTCAGCATCGACACACTATAGGTAGTGGTGAACAGCATAGCAAGACAAGCTTGCCTTGTTAGTTCGATAACCATCGAAATAAGGTAGACTGCATAGCCCAGGTGTGAGGGGTGATGCAGCACGCTCTAGTGACACTACACAGACCAACACCACACCTACACAGCATGGCACAACACTTGCTACACTGACAATCTCTGTCACTGTTGACACTATCTGTCACTCTATGTCTGACACTAGTTGTCACTGTTGCCGCATATTTAAGCAAAAAAGGGTGTTTGAGGCTGGCACGCTGCTTGCTTTGTATTAGGTGCAGCGCAGTCGCTGTGACTACCGAAAGCAAATCGTGATCGACGCCACCATGCACAAGGTTATCCGCGAAGATGGTTCTTCTGTCTGGGTTCTCACTGGCCCTACGGTCGCACATGCTTGGACCTGGGCTGAGAAGAACGAACCCAATGCCGCTTACGTGTATGACGATCAAGATAAGCGCTTGGTGTCTTACGCTGAGTACAAAGGTATGCTGTAATGAATAAGATTCTTAAACCCTGCCCCTTCTGTGGTGAGGCTGCTCTAGAGGTGAGCAGCTATATAGAGGCAAGGTCTGGGTTTGGTCAGCATGACAAACAAACCTGGATAGAGTGCAGCCGCTGTAGTGCAACAACAGACACAGCAGAAGAGTGGAACAAAAGACAACCAATGGAACCGGAAGGAAAGTAGTTTGTTCTAATACCTAGGGTTCAAAAGAGCCCTATCATTAGCATAAACCAACCCACACAAGGAGCAACGTCATGTTCATGAACAAGCGACAGATTAAGCAAGCATTCAAGTATGGCCAACTGGACGAAGTGCTGAAGCAACTGCGCACCTATGGCACATATACTTATGATAAAACCTTCGATGTTGAAGAAGGCCACTATGCTGGATGCAACCGAGTGTCGAAGTTCATGCATCATGGGATGCCCTGGGAGGTTCACATGATAAACGGCGAAGTTAAGCGCCTGGGTTACACTGTCCACCACTTCTTTGGAGTCTGACCATGTCCTATCCCTCGATCTCTGCCGCTGTTGCCTTCGTCGCATCGCCTGCCTTCGCTGTTCTGCCTGCGGCTATGAAGGCTGACATGCTGTCATTCTTGGCTGGCGCCATTGCCACCGCGACAGCGTTCGATCAACGCTGCACCGATCAAGTGTGGCCCGCTGCCGTCAAAGGCTAATCCATCACCGGCAACCAAAGGAAAGCAACACCATGCACCCCATCGCAGATCATCGCACCATCATCGGCCAAGCCACCACTGCCAAGCAAGCGGAGAATACAATTCGTAAGCTGCTGACAATTGACAAGCGCATGTCTCTTCGTGTCTGGCTCCGTGACAAGGATATGGCCGACATTCTCGGTCTGCCCGTTGCGTGGGTCTACAGCATCCATTACACTGCCTAAACACTACAGAAAGACACCATGAAAGAATTCGGAGTATTCCTCGCCCTTGTCGCAACCTTGCTGATGTTTGTGCCTCTGTGCCTTAGCATCGCTGGTGTGATGGGTGCCGCCACTGCTATCATGTGCCTGGGTGTGTCGTTTATCCTGTCCATTGCTGCTGGTGCTCTGGTCATCTTTGGGAAGTAACAACATGCGCAACGAACACACAGCCAACCAATCCCTTTACGAAGCAGCACAGCAACGCACACAGGTTGTCCGGGCATTGGCAACAAGCAGCACTGTCACTCGCCAACGCTATCAACGCTATGTAGCAAAGAAACAACAGAACAAAGTGTTGACAATGTTGTCCTGGAGTGTTCTACTGTGTTCCTCCGCCGTTATCGGTGTTCTTCTGGCTTATTAAGGAATCATCATGCCTAAGGATTTGTTGCAAATGGAAGCATTCACCCATGCCATGCGTTATGGTAAGATCATTCACGACCGGCGCTGGGACGAAGAAGAAGGGAACTACAAAGGAGCGAACCGCTTGGTAATTGTTGAGTTTGGCCCCTGGCGTTACTGCTGGGAGCTGCTAAACGGTGAAATTATCCGGGTTGGCCAAGAAATGACGCCTAAGGCACTGTCAGACAAGCAGGGTTAATCCCTACAGACAACGAAGCCTCAGCACCTACACTAGCAACATCAACAACCAACGGAGCCGCACAGCGGCGACAATCATGCAAATCAAAGCCGAAATCAACGTTTACCAATTCCGCGACATGTTCCGCGATGCTGGCCGCGAGGGCCAATTCAGTTATGAAGCCCTTGGTGCCTTGTTTGAGTGGCTGGAAGAGTATTATGATGGCTCTGGCGAGTCCTGGGACGGCGACATCATCGCCTTGTGCTGCGACTACGCTGAAGATACGTGGCAGAACATCGTCGAGGGTTACCGCATCGATCTGAGCGGCTGTGATGATGACGAAGAGAAACGGGATGCTGTGATTGCCTATATTGAAGAGCACTCAGTAATTGTTGCAGCGGGTTATGATGGTCCCATTGTCTATCAAATTTTCTAACCGGAGGGGCTATGCTAACAATCCAGAAACGTGGTGCCCTCTACGTTGCCCTTTGTGGTAAGGTTGTGGTGTTCTCCAGCCTTGAACGTGCCAACGTCTTGGCGTTTATCTCTAATTGGAATAGTCCGGAGGGGCAATAATGGATCATCTTAGCGTCTTAGAGCTTCGTCTCTCTAATGAGCGTTTGCGCCTTTCCAAAGCAACGACAGAGCATGAAAGAGCCCTGCGGGGTGTCTGGGTTGAACAGATCAAGAAAGAGATTGCCGATGAGCAATCGCTATTGCAAGCAAGGATGCAAACCTGTACACTTGAAACGCTGGATATTGACGATTTGTTTAACGAACTGTTTGAGTAACCATCATGAAAATTCTCGACATTTACGGAAACACCCTGTTTGAAATTGAAGGGGATACGCTGTCTGGCGCTGATATGTCCGTCGCTAATCTGTCTGGCGCTGATCTGTCTGGCGCTGATCTGTACGGCGCTAATCTGTACGGCGCTGATCTGCGAGGCGCTGATCTGTACGGCGCTGATCTGCGCAGCGCTAATCTGCGCAGCGCTGATCTGTGCGGCGCTGATCTGCGCAGCGCTGATCTGTGCGGCGCTGATCTGTACGGCGCTAATCTGTACGGCGCTGATCTGCGCAGCGCTAATCTGTACGGCGCTGATCTTGATTTTAATAGCGTAGCATTCCAGTGCATCCGTATTCTCCCTGAGGGTTCCTTGATCGGGTGGAAGAAATGCAAAAACGGAGTGATTGTAAAACTCCGCATTCCAGAAGGAGCAAAACGCAGTCATGCATTTGGGCGTAAGTGCCGGGCAGAATGGGTAGAGGTGCTAGAAGTGTTTGGCGCTGATGTTGGAATTTCACACTATGATGGAAAGACAGAATATAGGAAAGGAATTATTGTCCGTCCTGACAGTTTCTCAGACAATTGGCAAGATGAATGTGCCCCTGGAATTCATTTCTTCATTACCCGTGCAGAAGCTGAGGATTATTGATATGCGAGTAATCCAAATCGATAAAATCTCTTTCCGTTGCCGCATTGACGATGCTGTGCCATGGATTGATGAAGTAGAAATCAATGGTGTCTGGGTCAATCCGGAGGATTACTTGGCATCGAGTGTCTGTGAGAGCTTGGATGCTGCTTTGGTGGACATGTTGAGCATTGAACGAGAATATGACCATGATTGACACTATGCAACAGCGCTTAGAAGCCATTGCAGCCCAGCTAACCCGAGCAGAAGAACTACAGAACAAAGACCCGGAAGCGGCGGCACTGTTGCGTGCTGTAGCACTAGAATGGCTTGAGAGCCTAAAAGATGCTGTTTAAGCGCCTTCTAAGGCCCCTAGAATCGATTCAGACCCTACGGAGCATACAATGTACTCACAAGACTACTTAAGCGGCGTTCAAGACTTCTTATCCGATAAGGACTGCGCACGGAGCGCTAACTTAGGCGACACTGTGTTAGAGTGGGTTAACAGCCCTGCTATTGACCGTGAATGGCTAAAAGGCTACATGGATGCCTTGATTGAATACATGCAACAAAACAACCTGGAGAATATATGACTCTTGCGAGTCACGTATCCACCGAATAAATTAAACGGGGACGAAAGTTCCCGATAACTGAACTGAAAGGAAGTTATCATGTCACGATGCGATTGCTGCAATAAAATCCTGTCCTCGTTTGAAATGACCATTAAGCACTCTGTAACTGGTGAATACTTGAACACCTGCCAAGATTGCCTTGAAGGCTTGGACATCCCTTGGATGGGTAATTGGGGGATGCTGAGTGTTGGTGATGAACAACACTATGATGACGATGAAGAAAAACTATTGGACAGTAGTTCTGAAGATTGATACAATACAGTTATGATGAAGCAGTGATGTAGTTGATTTATTGTTTACTATTCATTAACTACATTAAACTACTGTCGTTGATTTATGTAGTAGGAGAACATCGATGAATCTGCACAACGGAGTGTCTATGAGTAATATCCTTTTGTCTGGCCCTGACATCGACGGCGAAGAAGCTGCTTTCTACCATTGGTTGTCTGGTTCAAAAGAATGGATTGAGCGTTATGGCATCAATGCCCTGGTTGAAATGATGATGAAAGAGTTTTACGATGAAGAACCATTTGATGTGGCCTGATTTAACCCTACCGCCCATAAACCTACACAACATGCCAAACATTACAGAGCAACCCTCTCTTAGTCCTACGGCTTACGCTATCCTAGAAGGATGGATGAAGGGACAACTTGAAGTAGTTGCAAACTCTTCACCACCTTCTGATTGGATGCTGGGTTATGGTGCAGCATTGAAAAACCTTAAATCCCTTTTGATTGACTTGGAAGGACTAAAGTGAAACACCATTACACAACCCTTGGTCTTGTCCCTGTTGTCTTGGAATATCAACACTTCCCACGGACTCGGATGTATGACGAAGAAGATGGAACTTATGAAATCATCCCCTCTCAAGTGCAGATTTACGATGTCTTTATTGATGGTGAACGAACAAAAGGGGTGCAGTCTTTTGCTGACTGGCAATTGAATGCTTGGGAGAGGGAGATTATGGAGATTGTTGATGCAGCCAAACCTATTTACACTGGTGAATGATGGACAAACTATCTCTAATGCGCATCCTTAAACTATTGTCTGCAATGGAAAGCATCTTACTCTATCGTGGTGAAAGTCGGGGTGATGTCCCTGATTATCTGTTAGAAGATATTAGTGAAGTTGTTCGCTCTTTGGAACAGGAGATTCTGAAATGAGTACCAAAGCGAATGAAATGAGTATCGACAAGAAACAAGAGACTTGTTCTATTCTGGCCGAGCGTGAGGCGTTTGAGGCGTGGGTCGTCACATTGCCGGGGCACCCGTTTGCCGGCATCGTGACGACGATGATGCGCCAAGCATGGCAAGCCCGCGCAGCACTTGAGGCCAAACCAGCGCCTGCCCAGCAGGTGCCTCGGCCCCCCTTCACTTTCGAGGAGCGCAACGCCGTGGAGAAGTGGGTAGCCGCCGCACCTGCTGGGCCTGCCGAGCCGGTGGGCTTCGTGTTCGCCGGGGAAATCATCACCTACACGGGCGACGGTCAAAGCATGTTTGCGCCGTTCAACGCGCCCAAGTGGGTCGATGGTTTTCAGCCGTCCGTTGGCACGAAGTTGTACCGCGCCGCACCCGCAGCGCCTGCCCCGCTGACTGACGCGGAGCTTGATAGGCACATTCCGTACCTTTTCATCGACCGCAGCGACAGTGAGCGGGCGTTGATCCGAGAGACCATGCGCGCCGCCATTGCGGCCAGCAAACAACAAAAGGATGATGTCTAAATCAAAATTCATCAAGCATTGTCCCTGCCCTTCATGCGGCAGCAGCGATGCAGGAAGTATTTACCAACGGACTAACGATGATTCAACGTATCTTAAATGCTTTGCTTGTGATTATTTCGAGAATGGGGCTGACTCCAGTTGCGAGCAATTCTCAACACCGATCAAAACACAACCAAGAAACACAATGAGTCAATACTCTGTCAAGAGCATCACTGAACGAGACATTAGTAAGGAAGTGGCTGGATTCTACGGGGTGATGATGGACTCCGAAGGGACTGTGTTGTTCCCTTACGGTGCTGGTGCCAAGTATCGACACTCTGACAAGACTTTTGCCACCGCAGGGAACTTCAAAGAAGCTGGGTTGTTTGGTCAAGATAAGTTTCCTAGTGGTGGTAAGTATGTTACCATCACTGAAGGGGAGTTTGATGCCCTAGCAACCTATCAGATGTTTGGCAGTAAATATGCTGCTGTTAGCGTTAAGAATGGAGCTAAAGGAGCTAAGAAGTGTTGTCAGGAGCAGTTTGAATGGCTTGATAGCTTCGAGAACATCGTCATTTGCTTTGATGCTGACAAACCAGGGGTTGAAGCAGCTAACGAAGTGGCTGAGTTGTTTGGAGCTAAGGCTAAGATTGTCAAGCATAAGCCAGGGTTCAAGGATGCCAATGATTACTTGATGGCTGGTAAGCAAGCTGACTTTGTAGCTGCGTGGTGGAGTGCTGAGGATTATCGTCCTGCTGGCATTGTCTCCGTAGCAGACATCAAAGAGAAGCTGCTGACTCCAATGGCTAAGGGTGTTGATTGGGCATTCCCTACGCTGACTAAGCTAACCTATGGCCGCCGTGCTGGTGAAATCTACACCTTTGGGGCTGGTGTTGGTGTTGGTAAGACTGACTTCTTCACACAACAGATTGCCTTTGACATTGCTTGTCTTGATATGACAGTGGGTGTTGTTTATTTGGAACAACCTGTCACTGAGACAATTCAGCGTGTTGTTGGCAAGATTGCTGGTAAACTGTTCCATGTTCCTGGGGCTAACTGGACGCAAGAGGAATACATTGAACAGATCGAGAAGCTAGAGCAGAAGAACAAGCTGTGGGCATTTGACCACTTTGGCAGCAAAGATTGGGAGACAATCAAGAGTAAGATTCGTTACATGGTGAAGGGACTTGGTTGTCAGAGTATTTACCTAGACCACTTGACTGCATTGATTGCCAACGCTGACGATGAACGACGAGCCCTTGATGCCCTCATGGCCGATATGGCAGGGTTGATGCAAGAGCTTGGGGTGTTCATCCATGTAATTAGTCACCTGAGCACTCCAGAGGGTAAAGCACACGAAGAAGGTGGACGAGTGCTAGAAAAGCATTTCACAGGTAGTCGTGCCATTGCTCGATGGAGTCACTTTATGTTTGCTTTCGAGCGTGACAAGCAAGCTGAAGACCCTATTGAACGACAAACAACCACTAACCGGGTGCTGAAGGATCGATTCACTGGACAGGCTACGGGTGAGAAGTTTTACACTCGTTACAACCCTGAGAATGGTATGTTGTTTGAGTGTGAACACGTTGTAAAAGAGGAAACGCTGTGAATCAAGAATTTATTAGCAAAGAGCAAGAAGCAGTTGTCAAGTATCGTCAATCTATCGGATACGAAACAGAACCGTTGTCTAATGGATTTTGGCTCTGCTACAAAGGTAAACACAAGATGATTATCAATGGTCTTGGATTTGATACTTATACAGGAATCCGATGAATGAGTTGGCATTGTTCGCGGGCGCTGGTGGGGGATTACTTGCAAGCCATCTCATCGGAAACAACATCGTATGCGCTGTTGAACGAGATGCGTTCTGTATTGAGGTACTCATTCAGCGGCAAAACGATAGGGCTTTACAACCGTTCCCAATATGGGACGACATTTGCACTTTTGACGGAAGACCTTGGAAAGGAACTGTGGACGTGGTTTCTGGAGGATTCCCCTGCCAAGCGTTCTCTAGTGCAGCAAGAGGTAGAAATATTGCTTCAAAAGACTTATGGGGAGAAATGCGTAGGGTTATCGGAGAAGTGTGCCCTAAAGTTGTCTTTGCAGAAAATGTTTCTGAAAGAGCCATACTACAAGCACAAAAAGATTTGTTGGAATTGGGGTACAACAGTAAATATATCCAGCTTTCAGCGAAAGACGTTGGTGCAGACCATGAAAGGCAAAGATATTGGTTACTTGCATACACCGACTACTATGGCGAACTTTGCCGCTCCGAGTATGCAGAAGCACAAGAGTTGTCGGAACTACGTAACAGTGTTTGGGAAACCTACCCCGGAGAACTTCGAGTATCTGATGGGGTGGCCTTCAGGATGGACAGACTTAAAGCCCTTGGAAACGGACAAGTTCCTCTGGTGGCAGCAAGCGCATGGATTGAATTACACAAACATTTGAAAGAATAGAATTGTGACTAAACGCCTTGTGCTAGACATCGAAACAAACCTAGCACATAACACCATTTGGATTGCAGTTACTCAGGATATTGATGAGGATGTATTTTGACCCAAGGTAACATTGGATTTGAAAAGGTTCGACGCACTCGGAAGGTTGACACTGAGGATGGAAAGAAAGACATTCCAGCACTACCAAAACGAACTAAGCGTGAAAAGTACGTAGAAGAACCAGCAGAAACCTATTATGACTCTCGTGACTACCGTAAACACAAACCCTACGGATGATATTTATGACATTGAAACGTATCCCAACATCTTTACGTTCGCGGCTTTGCCTGTGGATGACGGAACATCTGTTGTCTTTGAGTGTAGCACTCGTCGCAATGACATTGCTGATCTGTTTGATTATCTCGATCTAAAGCGTAAGAAGAAGAAACACCTGATTGGTTTCAATAACCAAGGGTTTGACTGGATTGTTGTTGATGCTCTGCTGAAGGTGCGAGAGAAGGCATTGGAATGTAAACATGGTGTCACAATTGCTAAGAAGGCATATCAAGTAGCTCAGAAGATCATTAACACTGAGGACAAGTATGCGCTGATGCCCAAGAGTGAATACGTCAAGCAGATTGATTTGTACAAAATCCATCACTTTGACAACAAGGCTAGGTCAACAGGTTTGAAGATGCTGATGTTCAACATGCGAACAGACAACATTCAAGACCTTCCATTCCCACCAGGGACTGTGTTGACTGAGGAGCAGATGGATGTCTTGATTGACTACAATCTGAATAATGATGTCCGTGGTACTCGTAGGTTCTACCTTGAGAGTTTGAAACAGATTGAGTTTCGGAAGCAATTAACTGAGAAGTATGGCAGAAATTTCCTAAACCATAACGACACCAAGATCGGCAAAGATTACTTCATCATGCGCCTTGAAGAAGAGATGCCTGATTGTTGTTATGAACAGAAAGGAAGTGTACGTACTGTAAAGCAAACCAAGCGTAAGAGTATTGACATTGGTAGTTTGCTGTTTAACTACTACGACTTCAAACGCCCTGAATTCAACGCAGTGTATGATTGGCTTAAACACACAGTCATTAGCGAAACCAAGGGAGTATTTACTGACCTAGAAGAAGAATCCTTGCGTGATGTGGCTAAGTATGCTACAATGAGTGTTCAACGCAAGAAAGTTGATGCTGACGCTTCTCCATCTCATAAACTAGGATGGATTGATCCAGTAGAGTTGAAGAGTGGTAAGACTTCGTATTGGGATTGCTGGCGCATTGCTGACAACCTGAATGTTGTGGTTGATGGCTTTCGCTTTGACTTTGGCACCGGAGGGATTCATGGTAGCTTAGACAACACAATCATTGAAAGCGATGATGTGTTTGTTATTATGGATGCTGACGTTGCTTCGATGTATCCCAACATCGCCATTGCTAATCGAGTGTATCCTAAGCACTTGTCTGATAAGTTCTGTGACATCTACAAGGATGTGTACGAACAGCGCAAGAGCTTTGGTAAGAACACTGCTGAGAACGCAATGTTGAAGCTGGCACTGAATGGTGTCTATGGGGACTCAAACAACGAATACAGCCCCTTCTATGACCCTGCATACACCATGACAATCACCATCAATGGTCAGTTGTCGTTGTGTCTGTTGGCTGAGAAGCTGATGGATGTCTTTGGACTCTCTATCATTCAAGTCAACACTGACGGTATCACTGTGAAGTTGCCCCGTAAGAGGTTGGATGAATACAACGCCATCTGCGAAGCATGGCAAAGACAAGTTGGGTTGCAGCTAGAGTTTGTCGAGTACACGAAGATGATTATTCGTGATGTCAACAACTACATTGCTGTGGACACCAACGGGAAAGTGAAGCGTAAGGGAGCATATCAGTATGAAAACCTTGGATGGCATCAAGACCAGGGTGGACTAGTGATTCCTAAAGCTGCTGAAGCTGCGATGTTATCTGGAATCTCTGTTGAGCAATTCATCGTTAACCATCAAGACAAGATGGATTTCATGTTGCGCACTAAGGTTCCACGTAACTCAAAGCTGTTGCTAGATGGTGTTCAACAACAGAACATCTGCCGATACTACATTAGCAACAATGGTGGCAAGTTGGTTAAGGAGATGCCTCCGGTGAAGGGTAAAGAAGAAAACCGATTCATTGGGGTTAACAAAGAATGGAATGTCAAAGTATGCAACAACATGCTTGAATTTGATGGTGACATCAATTACAATTACTACATTGAGGAAGCACGTAAATTGCTGATTACGAAATGAACAACGATGACACTCCGTTCCCCTTAGGAACCATCATCGGCATTGAAAACACTGGAGATGGTTTTGGGGTGTTGCATCATCCTGAAATCACTCAAGAGGAAGTTGCAGCTATTTTGTACGGGGTAGCACAACAGATCATTAACAGTACCCGTACGACAAAGGATATTTTGCAATGAGGGTTATCCAAGTTCGTCGCATCTCTCTTGAGATGGATGAAAAAGAAGTTGAAGTGCTTCGTAGTGTTTTGGGGAAAACAGATATTGATTTTATGCGAGCAATATTCACCCCAAACGAAGCAGATGATGCTTTTGAAATTATCTGCCAAATCTATGACGGGCTGATTGAAGTCTAAGGAGAGATTACAATGAAGATTGAACGAATTCGTTCATTCACTCCCGTAGTGATTACGCTTGAGACTGAAGAAGAACTTGAAGCACTCGTGTTTAATCTAGGGGCTACAAGCAAGATTGATATTGAACGAACCTATCTGTCATCTCGCGGACGACAGAAGTGTGATAGCGCGTTCAACATTGGTTATAAAATGTATAATGAGTTTAGTTCTGTCTTGAAGGAGCGTGAATAATGAATGACGAAGTGAAAAAGATTGCTGGCGTGTTTTTCTGGGCCAACTTTTACGAACACAACACCATGTCTGGTAAATACCAATTCGAGTTTGGTAACCTCTCTGATGCTGCTGTGAAGTGGTTGGAAGAGAAGGGTATTAGTGTTCAGAATAAAGGCGATGAACGAGGTTACTACATCACTTACAAGAGTGCTAACTACCCATTCAAGCCTTTGGATGACGATGGTGCTCCAATGAGTCAAGAAGTTAAGGTTGGTAATGGCAGCAAGGGTGTTGTTGTCACTGGATTGTTTGAATGGAAGTTCAAGAACAAGAAGGGTGTGTCTCCTTCGGCTAAGAAGATTGTGGTGACGCAGTTGAAGGAGTATAACCCTGACGGCGATAGCGTTGATGCTGTTGACGAGGAAGAAGCGCTGTAACCATGGTAATCTACACCATCCAAGATGACGAAGTAACTATTGAACTTTGTCGGGATGGTCGCAATGTGATTCTGCACTTCAATGAGGAGGAAGATGCTTACTACCTCTCCGCTGAAGTTGCAGAGTCCTTGTGTACCTTGCTCTCAAAGATGCTGTACAAGGATTGATTATGAAAATGAGGGATAATCCCGACAAAACAGCCATTGTGGATGCCGACTCTCTGATTTACGCTGTTGGTTTCAGTGCTGAAGACAAAGAAGAGAAGATTGCCATTGCTCGTATGGCTGAGCGACTTGAAGAGATGTTGTTCCTTGAGCTTGGTGTTGAGAAGTATGAAGGGTATTTGACTGGAAGCAACAACTTCAGGGTTGATATTGCTGTAACTGCACCATACAAGGGTAACCGCACAGGGGCTAAGCCTAAGCATTACAACCTACTGCGTGAGTACTTGGTAGACGCATGGGGCTTTGTGGTTGTTGATGGTGAAGAGGCTGATGACATGGTTGTTCGTCGTCACTACGAGATTGGTGAAGATAGCATCCTCGTAGGTGTGGATAAAGACGGACTTCAGTCACCAGGACATCATTACAACTGGCAGAAGCAAGAGTATTTTCAAGTAACGAAGCCAGAGGCATTGAAGAACTTCTACCGACAAATCCTCACTGGTGACAGGATTGATGCAATTGAAGGTATTCGTGGCATTGGGCCTAAGAAGGCTGATAGGGCCTTGGAAGGTTGTGACATGCCCTATGAGTATCTTCATGCCGTCACTGCTGCGTTTGCTAAAGTTGATGAAGCATCTGCGCAGCAACGCGTTGAAGAGAATGCTAAGCTGCTATGGATGTGCCGTAAGAAAGGTGAAGTGTGGTATCCTGGGATTGAGGATAAGTACTTGTGCTAACCAAAGAAGCAGCAAAGCTAAAGAACTTCATCATCAGCCAACTTCGAGGTAGCTTCCGTAAGTACCCAATCAAATATGAGGTGTTGCGTGAAGCTGCTACAGAGAAGAAGATCAACCCTGACACGGGACGACTAGCTCAGCATTATCGCTGCAATGGCTGTAAGAAAGAGTTTGTACAATCTCAAGTGCAAGTGGATCATGTTGTCCCTGTGGTGAAGGCTACGGGGTTTACAACCTGGGATGACTACATAAATAGTTTGTTCTGTTCTAAAGACAACCTTCAAGTACTGTGTCTTGGATGCCACAAAATCAAATCAAAGGATGAAAATGCTGTTCGACGTATTCAAAAGAAAGCCAGTAAAAGCTGAAGTAACATCGGAGGATATCGAGAAGTATCTTGAAGAAAAACACTATCCAAATCGTAAGTGGAAGATTGACTTAGCATACAAAAATGGGAAGATCACTTGGGCTTTATTTCGCAATAACTACAATGCTCATCTAAACTGCCCTATTTACGAGCCTGTTGGTCTTTTTGACACCAAAGAAGAAGCCCTAGCTAAGTTGGAAGAGATTAAGGATAGTCCGTATTATTATGACTGATGAACGAAGCTGTCCAAACTGTAAACACTACCCTGTTGTCTTGGGTGTTCCAACGATTAACGATTGGAGTAAACGATGCTGGGATTGTGTTGGGGTTAGTAACTTTGCTAAACTGCCTCTAGCGTTGTTTGAACCGAAGAACAGCGATGTACGTAAAGAGTTTTTGGAGAATTTGAAGAATGGCAACAAAGAATGACATCACCGGGGACACCATTGCCTCTAAGCCGGGCAGTGATGCTTACCGTAGTAACTACGACATGATCTTCAGCAAGGTTAAGGTAGCAAGTGTCCCTAACCCTTTGTTGACTGAAGAGCAACAACGTGCTGTGGATGACACTGCTGGACTTGAGGAAGTGAACAAGAAATGAAAGCATTTGATAATATCGGACAACAGATTAAAGTAGGTGACATCATTGCTTATGCTACTACCATTGATCGCTCTGCTAATCAAGGCGTTTATGAAGTAGTTGATATTGTTGAAAAACAAGAATCTTCTTGGGGTCATAGTGAGACTGTCGTCAAACTGAAAGCACGCCTATTGCGTAAATCGTATAGCTACAACTTTAAAGACCGGCCAGTTACGTTGTCAATGCTTGAACGATGTATTGTTCTTCCAAAACACTATAAAGAACTGATTGAACAGGAGGAGAACAACCAATGACTATTTACGTTTGTTATTACGATAGTTTTGATGGCAAAAGCCGGCCTATTACTGCGTTCCGCTCATATCATGATGCTGTTACTTGGTGTGGTGATGATCCAGATCGCGCTATTGAAGAAGTGGAAGTTAAATGACAAAAGTTGATCTAGTATGGACTACACCCAACGGTGAACACCTCATCGCTGATATGGCTCGTGTATCTGCACCAGAGAATGTAGGTAAAGATGCTGACAAGCTGCTGAAGTATTTGGTGAAGCATCAGCATTGGAGTCCTTTTGAAATGGTGAATCTCTGCATGGAGATTAACACCACTCGTGACATTGCTCGTCAAATCCTCCGACATCGCAGCTTCAGCTTCCAAGAGTTTAGCCAGCGTTATGCTGATGTCCGTAAGATTGGGTTTGCAGAGCCCCGAGAAGCGCGGATGCAGGACACTAAGAATAGGCAAAATAGTGTTCCTTGTGAGAACACTGCGTTGAACGATTGGTGGAGTCTCCGTCAACATGAAGTTCTTGAGATTGTAGAAGATTTTTACAACGATGCTCTTAGTAGGGGAGTTGCTAAGGAAGTTGCACGAAGCATCCTCCCTGAGGGGCTTACGATGTCTAAGATGTATATGAATGGTACGCTACGTAGTTGGATTCACTTCATCAACCTGCGCCAAGCCAACGGTACTCAGAAAGAGTGTCAGGAAGTGGCATTGCAGGCTAAGGAAGTGGTGTTGTCTTGTTACCCTTCGTTGAAAGAGGTGTTTGATGTCCAAGGTTGAGTTTCTAGCAGCTATGGCTCTT